TTCTTAGTTGACAAAGCAAATCAGAAGAAAGTATTAAGAAACCAGTTACTATGATGTATAAAGATGTAAGAGTAGTTAAAGGTAACTGTGTCCTTAGTCTACTTACTTTCTTATTACAGGCTAACCATCTAAGAGGTTTCGCTGGATTCTACTTCTTTATCTTAATTAGAGATGATCTAAATGGTAGAGAACCTTACACGATAGCACATGAGTACTATCATATTATACGTATGAAGGAACTAGGTTACTGGACATGGATGTTCAAATATGTTACAAATAAACAATTCAGACAAGCGGAAGAGAGGGATGCGGAACAATACGCACGCTACTCCGTTAGGTAAAGATATGTCAGACAAACTAACAGAACTGCAGATTACTATGGCTAAACTAGAGACTCGTCTGCAACAGACAGACGATAACATGGCTGAGCTGACAACAGCCGTTAAAGATTTGACTCAGGTGGTCGTAGACTTACGAGGGAAGTATGAGCAGAATCAGGCAGTGTTACGCTTTATTAAATGGCTAGCGTCTATCTCATTCTTTGCTTGGCTATTCAAGACTCTCGGAATTAAACTATTAATGTAAATAAGGAAGGATAAACCAATGCCTAAACTTAAAGAATATGAAGGTGTAATCAGTCAACTACTTGGTTACTTCTCCAAGAACAAAGGTCTTAACACAGTGACAGCTGCAGTAGCTGTACCAGTCGTAGACATCGCAGCACAATCTCCTTTGCTAGTAGATCTAGTTGGAGCTGAAGCAGCTACCTATCTAGCTGGTGGTCCAGCAGGATGGGGTGCAGCAGCATTGATCATTGGTGCACGTGCCTTGATGGCGTTTGTACGAGGACGTAAGTAATATGAAATACCCAGAGCTTAAACAATACCTCACTAATAAGATGAATGGTATGATCACTGAAGGTCTGTTCTGGGAGAATCGACATGCTTCTGGTACAGATCGTACACCTATTTATACATTTAAAGGTGAAGACATTCACACAGACGATGGACGTATTATGTACTCTGCTCGTAAGATCTATCTAGAGTGTATGGACCCTACTGAATATAAAGCAGCTATCGCACTCGTAGGTGACTGGGAGCATTGGAAACGTCTTATGAATAATAAGATGATCATGTCCCACATCGAGCAATGGCGAGAAGAGTTGGAGATTAAGATGATCTCTCAAGGTATCCGTACCATCGTGAACAACTCTGTTGAAGAAGGTAACACAGGTTTATCTGCTGCTAAGTTCCTAGCTAAGCGTGAGTGGAAAGAGGGGCAAGATAAGAAGCGTGGTCGACCTACTAAAGAAGAGGTGGCTAAGGAACGCCGTATTCAGGCTGCTGTAGATAAATCAGTAGAAGATGATCTAGAGCGTATCCGTAGCCAAGTTAATTAATGAAGAGAAAAGAATCAGATCTTACAGCAACCGAGCTAGAGATCAAAGCAGCTGCTGAAGCTGATCTACCTACCTTCATCACACTAGTTGCACCTCAGCGTGTACTAGGTTCAGTTCATAGAGAGCTGTGTAGTTGGTGGACAAGGACAGATCATAAAGCACACCAGCTTACTCTCCTGCCTCGTGACCACGGTAAATCAGCTATGGTTGCGTATCGTGTTGCATGGTATCTAACAAAGAATCCTGAAGGACGTGTACTATATATTTCATCAACAGCTGGTCTTGCTGAGAAACAACTTAAGTTTATTCAAGACATATTTGAATCTGATATCCATCAGAGATATTGGCCTGAGCATGTTAACAAGAGTAGAAACGATAGGGAGAAGTGGACTAGTTCAGAGATCTCTCTTGACCACCCGAAGCGTAAAGCAGAAGCTATCCGAGATCCTTCCGTCTTTACAGGTGGACTCACTACTTCCCTCACTGGTCTCCATTGTGACGTAGCTGTACTTGATGACGTAGTTGTCATGGAGAATGCATATACTGAAGAAGGGCGTAACCGTGTTAAGAGTCAGTACTCTCTCCTCTCATCCATCGAAGGTGCAGATGCTGAGGAATGGGTAGTAGGTACACGTTACCATCCTAATGACCTATACTCTGAGATGATGGAGATGACTGAAGATCTCTATGATGAAGAAGGAGATATCATTGGCTCAGAGGCTATCTATGAGAAGTTCGAGAGAGCTGTAGAAGACAGAGGAGACGGTAATGGACAATTCCTATGGCCTCGTCAACAACGTAAGGACGGTAAGTGGTTTGGGTTCAACAACCAAGTACTTGCTAAGAAGCGTGGTAAATATCTAGACAAGACACAGTTCTACGCTCAGTACTACAATGATCCTAACGATCCAGAAGGCAATGGCATTGATCGTAATAAATTCCAGTATTATGATAAGAATTTACTTGACAACAAATCTGGACTATGGTATAATAAGGGCAACAGATTAAATGTCTTTGCATCTGTCGACTTTGCTTACTCTACTAATAAGCGATCTGACTATACAGCAATTGTAGTAGTCGGTGTTGATCACACAGGACATATCTATGTGTTAGATGTAGATCGATTCAAGACAGATAAGATCTCTGAGTACTATAAACATATCTTAGAGATGTATGAGAAGTGGCAGTTCAGGAAGATCCGATGTGAGGTTACAGCAGCTCAGAAAGCTATTGTAAGAGAACTTAAAGACCAGTACATTATTCCAAATGGTATTGCTTTAAGTATCGATGAACATAAACCTACACGTCATATGGGTTCCAAAGAAGAACGTATGAAGGCTATCTTAGAACCTCGTTACGATAACATGACTATCTGGCACTACCGTGGAGGTAACTGTCAGGTACTAGAGGATGAGCTTGTATTAGAACATCCACCTCATGATGACGTAAAGGATGCACTAGCTTCTGTAATTGAGATTGCTATTGCTCCTTCATCTACTTCTTCTATGCAACGTAAACTAGTTAACATTAAATCACATCCAAGATTCGGCGGAATATATTAAATGACAGGTACAACATTAGACTTATATACACCTAATGCAAGTGGTGCAGACGGCATCGCTACTGACATTGCTACTAAATGGCAAGAGTGGAATAACCTCCGTAACACTTGGTTAAGTGAGAAGCGTGAGCTGCGTAACTACGTGTTCGCTACCGATACACGTTCAACTACTAACGCTACTCTTCCTTGGAAGAACTCTACCACTATCCCTAAGCTCTGTCAGATCCGTGACAACCTTCATGCTAACTATATCTCTGCATTGTTCCCACATGCTGACTGGCTGTCTTGGGAAGGTGCAGATGCACAAGCTGAAGCATCTAAGAAGCGTCAAGCTATCACTGACTATATGAACAATAAAGCAGATGCCAGCGGAATGAAGGATACAGTAGGTAAACTTATCTACGACTGGATTGATTACGGTAATATCTTCGCTACTCTTGAATGGGTAGATGAACGTAAGAAGGATGAGACAACTGGTGAAGTAACACAAGGTTACACAGGACCTAAGCTTCTACGTATCAGTCCTGAAGATATCGTGTTCAATCCTACTGCTCCTGACTTCAAGTCTGCTCCTAAGATCGTACGCTCCTTTGTATCTATTGGTGAACTTCAACGCATGATCGACAATGAAGATAACGAAGATGCTAAGAAGATCATGAAGCTGGCTTTCGATAAAGCTATGGTAGCTCGTCAGTCTAACTATTCTACAGCTCAATACAATAAGCAGAACCGCTTCATGGTAGATGGTTTCGGTACGCTACAGGAATACTATTCCTCTGGTTTAGTAGAGCTTCTTACATTCTATGGAGACTTCTATGATGTAGAGAAGAAAGAGCTACTACAAGATCAAATCATTGTTATTGCTGATCGTAACTATCTCATCAGCTCTAAGACTAATCCTTCTTGGTTGCGTAATAACCTTATCTTCCATTCTGGATGGCGTGAGCGTCAAGACAATCTATATGCAATGGGTCCTCTTGATAACCTAGTCGGTATGCAGTATCGTATCGACCACCTAGAGAACCTTAAGGCTGATGCATTCGATATGATTGCATTCCCAGTACAGAAGGTGCGTGGTTACGTAGAAGACTATGAGTATGGTCCGGACTGATCGTGACTGGGAAACAAGAGGACCCATTGCA